CGGTGTTCGTCCAACCAATAATCCTGCTAACAATACATATTGGTTTGATGTGGTCAATACTGAATTTGGTATACACAGCCTTGACCGTACCGACGGCGAGTTTGATAAAATAACTCCAGCAGTGATCACTGACAGCACACAGGTTGAAAATGATGGTAGTTTTGCCTTTGACGTTCCAAGACCCAAACAATCAGTTGGGGTCATTGGTAGTTATGCCATAGTTGCTGTAAGAACTAGTGGGGCCAATCCCGGCGCCTTGCGTTTATGGAAAAAAACAGGAACAGATTCGGTAGCAACCAGTGATGGCGGCCCAGGATCGAATGCCTGGGTCTTGGTAGGATCTACATTATGGCAGTTGGCCGTTCCTGCTGTAACTGGCACAATTGCTGGACCGAGTATCACCAATGGAACCACTCTGGTCATCAACGGAACAACCGTTACAACCACAGGTACCACTGTGACCACTCTGGCCCAAGATATCAACACAGCGGCCATCACCGGCGTCAAAGCAGCCAATGTTGGCACCAAATTGGCCTTGTTTTGCACATCAGCAGCCACAAGCGGAAAGATAACAGTGGCCAGTGGCACAATGAATATCAGTACTGTATTGGGCATAACCCCAGCATCCAATTACTTTGCTCCTTTTCTATTTTATGGTAACTATGCCGAACAACCCAGCGGCGGTTGGTACACGCAAGATACAGAACCAAGACCAACTGGTAGTATCTGGTGGAAACTGGGCAACACTGGAAGTGGCCTAAATATCACGTTAAAACGATACAGTTCCACCACCGGAACATTTCAATCATTGACTGTGCCTACTTATCTTAACCTCACCACAGCAGTCTACGGATTAGATCCTATTGGTGGTGGTGTAAATATTCAATCCGGTCAAGTTGTTGCAGTTTATCAACCCAACGATACCACAGCCAACGTATTAAGAATATCAGCACAACGAGAAAACACCAGCAGAGAAACCAATGGAGAAGCCATAGCATTTGGCGGAACTCCATCAGCCTTTGTCATTGGTGAAAGTTTTAGCATTGCTGCCACCCAGCCTGGGATAGAAGGTGTTTCTGCTGTGACAATTACCATGTCGGGAACCACATCTGCAACCTTTGTTCAGGATATTTTGGCTGCCAACATTCCTTATGTGACCGCTGCGGTTGAAAGCAATGGCACCATCAGCCTGACTCACCTGACCGGAGGTGAGATAGTTATTACTGAAATTTCTGGAACACCCATAGCCGATGCTGGATTTGTGACAGATGCCAACGGTCACCCCACTCAAGGGTCGGGTTATATACAAAACAAAGTCACCGGGACATTTACTGTTGGGAAATTTGATTCATTGACCAACGATGACAACATTGAATACACAGACTCAGCACCTTATGCAGCCCCAACCAGTGGTACATATTGGTATTACAGCAGTGCTGCTGACGTAGACATCATGATCAATAGTTCTACCGGATGGAAAGGGTACCAAAACGTGGCCAGCGACAGCCGCGGTTACAATCTAGGCAACACAGATCCATCTGGTGTTATTGTTAGCGCCACTGAACCAACCACTCAAAGTGATGCCAGTGCTCTTGTAGCCGGCGATCTATGGTTGGACACCAGTGATCTAATCAACTATCCAAACTTGTATCGTTATACCGGATTGACCTGGTCTCCAATTGACAAGGCAGATCAAACAACCAGCAACGGTATCGTTTTTGCCGATGCACGCTGGGATACCGACGGCACCAGCGATCCGGTGGTGGACGATTTGCCAGCGATCACAGATCTGCTAACCAGCAATTACCTTGATCTAGATGCTCCGGATTATCGTTTGTATCCACGTGGTATCTTGTTGTTTAACACACGTCGCTCAGGCTACAATGTCAAGCGTTATGTGTCTAACTATTACAATGATGTCAGTTTCCCAGACGTTGGTGCCAACAGCATTGGTTTGCCAACCAGCCTGCCCGCAGAGTCGGGTGCCTGGCGCAGTTCCAGCGGCCTAAACGAAGATGGCAGCATGAAAGCCGGCACAGCTGCCCAGCGAGCTATAGTGGTAGCAGCCATGCAAGGCGCCTTGGACAGCAACCTAGAAATTCGTGAAGATCTATATCAGTTTAACTTGTTGTGTGCTCCTGGATATCCAGAGTTGATCGACAATTTAGTAACCTTAAACACAGATCGTGGTGAAACTGGTTTTGTGATTGGCGACACACCGATCACCTTGACAGCCACAAGTACAGCACTTACAAATTGGAACAGCAACACCAATGGCAATGGCTTGTCCACAGCCAGTCCATATCTGGGTGTCTATTATCCCAGTGGTTTAACCACAGATTTAACTGGCAATTCTATTGCTGTGCCGCCCAGTTATGCTGTGCTACGCACATTCTTGTACAGTGATCAAGTCAGCTACCCATGGTTCGCTCCAGCTGGAACCAATCGCGGTCTAGTCAGCAACATACGAGATGTGGGCTATGTTGATGCCAACACAGGCGCATGGATTCATAATAGCATTGGACAAGGTCTACGTGACAGTCTGTACACATTAAATATCAATCCTGTGACACAGTTACCAGGGGTTGGCATTGTGGTCTGGGGTCAAGAAACCAAGTCGGGCACAAGCACCGCACGCAACAGAATCAACGTGGTACGCTTAGAAAACTATCTAAGAACCATATTCAAATCTGTAGCAAATGGATTCTTGTTTGAGCCCAATGATCAAGTCACAAGAAAATCGATTGCGACACAAATTGAAGGTGCTTTGAATGATATTTTAAGCAAGCGTGGCATCTACGACTTCTTGGTAGTGTGTGACGGCACCAACAATACTTCCAGCACAATTGCCAACAATGAATTGTATGTGGATGTGGCAATTGAACCAGCACGTGATGTTGAATTTATTTACATTCCTATCGCGTTGTATAATCCAGGTGCTCTTGCAAGCCTAGGCACTTCGTCAACCTAAGAATATAGATAAATAAGAGTATAGGAGAATAACATGGCCGTAGCAAGTTTAAGCAAATTCACAGTACCACTATCAAACGATCAAAGTGCTTCCAGCCAAGGTCTTTTGATGCCAAAATTAAAGTATCGCTTTCGTGCGAGCTTTTACAACTTTGGTGTGACAAACGTAACAACAGAATTAACCAAGCAAGTGGTAGATATCAAGCGTCCCAACGTGACATTTACTCCTATTACTCTTGATGTTTACAACAGCAAAGTATACTTGCAAGGCAAACCAGAATGGCAAGAAACCACAATCAATTTCCGTGATGATGCCACTGGCCAAGTCAGCAAACTTGTTGGCGAGCAGATTCAGAAGCAGTTTGATTTCATGGAACAAAGTTCCGCACCAGCCGGCATCGATTACAAATTCCGCATGGAGTTTGATGTGCTTGATGGTGGCAACGGTCAAACAACCCCAGTGATTCTTGAACAATGGGATCTAGAAGGTTGCTTCTTAAGCTCAGTAGACTACGGTGACATGGCTTACGGCAGCAATGATCCTGTGCAGATCGCTATCAATATCAGATTTGACAATGCTGTACAAACCATTGGTGGCGGTGTTGGAACCACAGTGACATTCCCAAGAGGCGACAGCGTCAACTAACAACGTACAAAATAATCAAACCCGAGCATAAAAACCTCGGGTTTTTTTATGGATAAATATTAGTATGAGCATTAACAAATTCCTTACCCCGGCCAGAGAAACAGTTGTTCGAGACTATCGCCATGCAGCCAGAATCTTTACTGATGATAATTTCCGTCTCAGCCCCAAGTATGGATTTTTATTTTATGTAGAATTTGATTTCAATCCCTTGATCACGAATATTTCTGATCAAACCCTGCAGTACAAAAGCACAGGCAGCGGTAATGCCCCAGCAAGAGAACTGGGCATGCTGGTCAAAAGCGCCAGTCTACCAAAATTTACCATAGACACCAAAACACACAATGCCTACAATCGTAAAAACATTGTGCAAAACAGCATCAAGTATGATCCTGTGCAAATTGTGTTCCATGATGATCAGTCAGACAATGTAAGAAATTTCTGGTACGACTACTACAGTTTCTTTTTCCGCGATCCTGACTATGCGGATGCCACTTACAACACACCACACAAATACCAAAGTCGTCCCAGTTTTGATTGGGGATACAGTCCAAGACGTCAACCAGTAGGCACCAATCTCAATGGACATCAGGCCTATCAATACATACAGGCCATAAGAATTTACAGTTTATATCAGAAAAATTTTAGCGAGTATCAGCTGGTCAATCCCACCATCACTGCTTTCAAGCATGGCGATCATGTCAACGGAGAAACCAGCCTGCTCAGTCATGAAATGACCATTCAGTATGAAACAGTAAAATATCTCACAGGATACACCACAGCTAACAATGCAGGTGGATTTGTTGATTTACATTACGATGCCACACCAAGTCCGATCGCTCCTGCCGATGGCACAGATCTGGTAGACAATGGACAGGGTGGATACAGCCGTGCCCCTGATACCATCACTGACTTGGCCGGCATCAGTCCCTTGTTCACTGATCGAATCACACCTGTAAATTTTGGTGCTGGTGCTGGTCTAGTCAATACCAGTACCGGATCCTTTGGTGGACTATTTGGAACTGGCACAGTATTATCATCAGCAGGTGGTATCAATGCCGGTGGATTCAGTGTGCCCAGTCTAGGAAGTTTGACACAAGGTATAACCAACGGAGCACAATTACAACAACAACTTCAGGCACAGGCCGCCAGTCTTGTGGGTGGGGTAGTATCAAGTGCAGCCAATGGCATCATTGGAGGCCTGGCGGCCGGTCTTGGTCCCAATGGCGGTGCCACAATTAATTTGATAGCATCGGCAATACAAAACCCACAAGCAGCCTTGGCCACAGTCACAAACATGGCTGCAACCTACGCCATGCAACAGGTAGGCACTTATGTGACCAACATCACACAACCCTTGATTGATCAGGCATCAGGATTTATCAAGGATCAGGTCAGCCAATTGGCTGCTCCTATCACTGAAGCGTTTGGTGACCTATCAAGAAGCGTTGTTAATGAGTTCAGCGCCAGTTACAGCACAGCGGCCTTGCAAGAAGCTTCCTTTGGAGGTCTATTTTGAATAATCAAGTCACCACTGCTACCAATCTTGCACCACCCGATACTTCGGTTGCGGTCAATGATGCCCGACGATATTTTAATAACCTTTATTCGGATGTGTTTGAGGTTGGTCCGGCCGATGATGCCATTGTGGCTTTTTTTGAAAAACAAACAAAAAACAAAAAGTCTGCAAGAAATTTGGCTGCCGTGACACTTTACACCGCCAAGGCTCAAGGTTTAGATCCCATGACAGTGTTGTCAGAATTTCAAAAATTGCCCCCGGGTCAACTCAATGAGTATCTGGCAGCATTCTTGAATACCAATCGAGCACCCACCAGCACCATCGGCATCAGACGAACCACCAGCACCAATCCCCTGGTAGCAAGGTCGGTGTTGATATGAGCAAGTATGTACAAGGCAAATTTCAAATACAAAATCCCACCAAGTATGTGGGCAACAAAACTCCCACCTACCGCTCCAGTTGGGAATTGGTTTTCATGCAGTTCTGCGACAACAATCCCAACATACTCAACTGGGCCAGCGAAGCAGTACACATCAACTATCGCAACCCACTCACAGGCAAAAATACCATTTATGTGCCAGATTTTTTAATTACCTATGTAGATGCCACAGGCGGACAACGTGCCGAGGTAATAGAAGTCAAACCCAAAAAAGAAACCACCTTAGAAGGTGCCAAAAACATCAGAGACCAGGCCAGTGCCATCTTAAACATGGCCAAGTGGGAAGCCGCCCGAGCCTGGTGCCGAGCACACAATCTCACGTTCAGAGTTGTCACTGAAGATATGATTTTCCACCAAGGACATAGCAAATAAATATTGCTATGACCAAAAAACTAGAAGAACTCTTTAATCTACCTGCCACAGAAGCCACACCCGAAGAAGTTGAGCAAACCATCACAGAAAATCGTGACATAATCACCCAGGTAGATCAGGCCATAGACAAGATTGATGCGGCCTTGCCCACAGTACGTGACTTGGAAACTGGCGACACAGAACTGGATGAACTGGCAAAATTGGCCCAGAGCAAGGCTGAAGATCTAATAGATCTGGGCATGAATGTAGAACCCAGATTTTCGGGTGTGATCCTACAGACAGCAGGTGTGATGCTGGGACACGCTATCACAGCCAAAACAGCCAAATTGGACAAAAAACTTCGCATGGTACAACTGCAACTACAAAAAGCCCGGCTGGACCATCAGATCCGAAAGGATGCCGGCACCCCCGAAGAACAGGCCATTGAAGGGCAGGGAGTGGTGCTGGATCGCAACGAATTGCTAAAACAAATATTAAACAAAAAAGTATAAATACTGAATATAGGATTATTACGATGAAACCATTCCAATCATACATCGCTGAATTAAACAAGCCATACGAGTTTCGCATCAAATTGGCCACAGTGAATCCCAAGGGCGAAGTCATGGACCGCATCAAAGCGGCTCTTGAAACTTATCAGCTAGAAAGTGTCAGTGCTGTCAAAAGCCTGCCCATTCAAGAACACAGAGAATTCCCACAGTGGGGGCCTTGCGAATGCTGGATGTTTGATATCAAAGTTGCATATCCCACCACAGTTCCAGAGATTCGTCAGACTATTAAAGAACGTGCCCAACTCAATCCTGACTGGATTTGTGTGCGTAATCTACTAGAAGCTGAATGCACCGAAGAAGCTGAACAGGCTGGTAAGGATCACACAGGCGCCCTACTAGACGAAACAGAATTAAAAGATGCGCCTGGCGCACAAGCACTAGCAGGTCAAAGTCGTATCAGCAGTTTGATCAAAGAACTAGAAAGTCGCAAATATGAATTTGCCGCTACTGAAAAAACCACTGGCGTGATGCCAACAGAAAGTGTTGGTACTACCAGCCCAGTTGGGTCCAGCCAAAACACTATACCAAACCCAACCAAAGGTCGATAACATGAATCACAACAACATCTACAGCATCCTAGGTAAATTAGAATCACTACAACCTACAGAACAGCCCAAGACAGAAGTGCCTGGTCTGAAAGAATATGCCGAGGTACCTGCTCGTGGCAGCATACTAGAAGGTGTTGATGCCATTGAGGCCAGACTAAAACAAAAGTTCAACGAGAGCGGTCTTCAATACTATACCGGAGTTAAGAAACACG